GAGCCGCCATCTTCGCAGCATCGCCCCATGACCCTCCTTGCATCTTGGAAACAAGACCAGAAGCAATAAGGCCGCCGATACCTGGCGCAATCATATTTCCTATAATGGGAGCCAGTACCGGAAGGATCTTCTTGCCGATCTTCTTAGTGGCCTTCCACAGCTTCTTAAAGAAAAACTCTGGCTGGCCCGTTATGGGATTGATCGAGTTCAGATCGCTACCCACAACATAACGATTAGGGTTTCTAATACCCATCATCGTCATTTGACGGAAGAGGTCGTCCTTTAAACCGGGATTAGCTTCCAGAATTTCTTTGGGAATGATGGTCTCGCCCTCGGCGGCGTGGACCATGTAGTTGTCACCGTAGCGGCCAAGTGTGGCCAACCCATTTGATAAAGCTTCTGCGGTGGGCTCACCGGAAAATTTAGGAGAACTATCTACTATCATCAGGAAATCTCCAGCACGCTCGCGAAGGCATAAATCTTCGACGCTGTGTCACAGTTGAGTATCAGCGTATCACTGGCCTCCAGAACGAAAGGTCCAGTGAGAGACGTATCTGCGAGAGTTCCTATACTGTTCTTCTCCAACGTGACCGTTACAGAAGCGGAACTGTCGAGGATCTTCGGGTATACTACTATAGTCCCAGAATGACTATTATAAAGGTTTATATTCTTTACCAAAGCCTGTGTCGCCGTTGGACAGGTGTAAATTGTGACATCCCCTGTCGCGCCTACCAAAACGGCAATATTTTTATACGCTGAAGCCATTATTCCATGAACCACGTTACGCCGTTGGTGTCGTCTTCCCCGCTCACCACGGAGGGGAAATCCATCTTCGTCAGGGCCATCTCAAGATCCCGTAGAATCCTCACAAAGGCATCCACATCATATTGATCGGGGGCCATGGGCATCGCGTGATCCAGTAATTTAGCCATTTTCTTACTTGATCCGGCGCATGAGGGCTTCTTCAACCTTTGGCAGCAACCTGATGCCGCAATAGCCGATGACGAAAGCCAAGGCGATGGCAACCTGATCACTGAACTCAAAATAGGCCATGGCAGCAGGAATGAAGAACTCTGCTGCAATCCACCCCACAACCACAGCAACAGCGATATCCTTCAAAGCCCCAAAGTTCCATTTTCGGCGCGTCAGAACATTAGCCAAACCGCCGCAGCCGGAGGCAAAGATGCAGCACAGCTTACCGCCAAAGGTAATTATTGCCCATTCCATTTACCTTCTCCCATCAGGTCGTAATCCAAGACGGAGGTCGCCCAAGGTCCAGGTTATATTCGTCGTATCGCTCTCAATTCGTAAGGCAGCTTGCCTCGAACGGCTCCGCAGGAAAGACTGCTGAGTGGACGCCTTAACGGCATTTGTAGAGTTCGTTGCGAGACTATCTCCGGGGTAGTTCCTCGTTTTCAGGATATAGTTCACGGAAGCGTCTGCATCGGTACTGGTTATGTCTATATCCGGTATCAAACGATCCACGAACATGAATTGCTCACCATCTCCAAGATCGAAATCAGCGGATTCAATGAAAGATGTCATGGCGGAGCCATCGTCATCATCGCCGCTTTCGTGAACGTAGACATAGTTCGTGCTGCTTACTTGGCCGGAGCCCCTTGGATTGTTGTGAATTCCGTAGTCTACCCACGCAGTTCTGGAAAGGGTTCCCAGATCCCATGTGTTCTCCGTGAAATTGAACTTAACGTAGCGGTCTATTTCGGACGCATCGGCACTCGGGTAGAACCAGAACACCTCGTCAAACATCTTATTGGATGCAGCGAAGCATTTGAAATTCTGTTCTAGATTGATGTCATCAAACACGTAACGAAGGAGGGTGCAGGGAATAACCTGGATACGGCCCGTGTAGACGTAGAAATTCTCCCGGTCCATCCAGAACACCTTGTCGCCCACAGTTGTGACAGCATTTGGCCCTATGATGGACACATTGTTCGCCAACATACTGACGCCAAAAGTAAACGGTGGTCCTACAAAACGCATGGAATGAAGAGACGTATCCGTCCAAACAAGCATTTCCTGACGTGTTTTCTGAGCCGATATGATCTCGGAACCAGAGGAAATACGCTGGGAACCTGACGTGTTTGTCGCAGTAGGGGTCCAGTCAAAAGGACTTTCCTGATCCGACCAGCGGATCATCAATAGGTCTTGGGCTGTTTCGTCTAGGGGGTTGCATCCAAAGCATACAACATGCCTATCTGCGCCAGAAACCATAAGTCTTCGAGTAATGGTTGGTGCGCCGGAAGCTCCGGTTTGCGAAGCAAAGGTCGTGGCCCTGTTTCCCAGCCCAAGGGTCTTGTCCCAATAATACGGTGTGCCGTCATAAACATTAAACGCAAGATCTTCGCCCCAATTGTCTTGAGCCCACAGCCGAATATTCGATCCTGATTCTGCGGCGGTAGCGGAAGCTTCCCCAAATCCTACGAAATCGTTAGCCTCCTTGACTGCAACACCGTCAGAGTGAGATGCGGCTGTCGTTCCGCGAACCCCCCGAACAACACCTGCATCAATAGTGTTGCTGGATTTTCCGGTGTATTGAATCAGTTCATCGTCAATCAGGACAAGCCCAACAAAGGTTATGGCGGCTCCGCTAGAGGAAGTAGCTGCCGTGGTTCCATCATCGCCACGAGTCAGATCACCAAAAACATTCCCCACATTCGTTCCGTAGCGAATGTTCTCGCTGCCTATCTTAATTGTTCCTTTGTCGGGAAACCCACTGGAATCCGCTGCTGCAATGGAGGAACTCACAGCGGTCAAGTCTGCCCCGGTTGTAGTAGCGGCTGCTTCAAATGATGAGGCGCTTGTTAACGTAAATGACGTGACGCTGGCATTTATGCCGCCACTATCGTTAAGAGTTGTCTGTGAGTAACCTGTGGTCCAACCACCCCAAAGACCCGCGCCAAAACCAGTACCAGTTACAACCGTGTCAAGACCCGTGTTTATCTGGTAATTGGCGATAATCGCGGAACCTCCGCCAGCAGTTGACCCGGAAGAAGCTGAACCCGCTGTTGTTATGGTGTAACTATTCGAGTCTACGAGGGTAATCTCATGTTCCGTGTTCAATTGGGCTGCTGTAATTCCGTCTGTAGTCGTCGCACCGCTAAAGGTAACAAAGTCTCCATTTACGGCACCGTGGCTAGGAGCAGTGACAGTCACTACTGCACTACTGGCCGCTCCCGTTGTCAAAGGGTCTGCCCCAAGGGTGACGGTGGACCGGATGGGAGTGACATCATTGTAGCCACCACCCTCTTCTATATAGAACTTGGTTTCTGTTCCGAGCCCCATGTACTTGGAGCCGCTTAAAGCGGCCCATACATGAAGAGACCTGCCCGTTCCCTCTATAGTGTTGCCACTAAGACGGGTCCATCCGCCCATTTTCTCAGGGCGACCCTTACGGAAACGTACTAGGTCGGAGTTATACCAACCGTTCTCATCTCCGTAGGACGTAGTTTCCCTGTTAACCCCAGGACGAAACTGTATCTTGGACAACGGCATTTTATATCTTCCAAAGCATCCCAGACATCAGGATAATAACCGCTCCGGCAGAAGTAATCATAATCAACTCAAGACGCTTTATTCGCTCAATGGTCTCTTTCCATCGTTCAGCGCAGACCGCTTCATGGGTATTTAGTTTTGCTTGCACTTCTTTAACTGTTGCCATTACCTGCGACCCTAACTTAGGACAATCAGAAGGAACGCCGCTAGAAGAAAGGGCGGAGATATCTCATTATTCTGGTTTCGGATGGGCGGCCTTTACCGCTGCAATGGCATCTTTCCAAGTGGTCGTGCCATTAACTTGATCCCAATACTGCATATCAAGCTGGTCGCCAACGGCAGGATATGCAGTTTCTCGTGTTCTTGCATATTCATGGGCCTCATATTCTGTCTGTAGTTCTGCCTGTTTAGCAACAATCTGCTCTACAGTGATGTTATTGGGATTGCCGTCATGCCAAGTGATTTGGTTGATATCGTCTGCATTAACAGAAACTTGAGCAGTAGAATCGAGCGCAAGAATTGCTGCGGCAATATTTGTCATGCCCCTATCTCCATCACAATAATGGACGTTGGCACTCGGCCCTCATTGTCAGAGTCTGAGTCATCGCCGGAACGTCCAACCACCATAGTACCCTCCCCTCCAATTCGCGCTTGAGCTTTGTATGTTGTCTCAGAGGTTGAAGATGGAGAATCCACATACGCAATGCTTACGCCGTAAGCAATACCATTGGCAGACCTACTCGGCCCAATGGTTGTCGATGCTCGTACCCGGCTGCTGGCCGCATCACCTATAAATATCTCGGTCGAGCCTCTTACAAGCGATAAGAAAGCATTAGCATTACCAGTGGAGGAATTACCAACAAAACCAGTAAGAAGAACCAGAACCTTACTACTCGTTGCCGCTGGGGTGATGTTCACAGTGACATCGGTTACATCCGTGAAACTTGTGGATGTTGTGGTAAAGGTATCGGTTTTAGTAGCTTGAACCACTTGTAGAATTTTTCCCCCCGACAGTGCCTCCGACTGCCAAGTGCTACCCGTCGAGGTTAAAACTTGGCCATCCGTCCCTGGAGT